GTTATTTCTCTAGCAAACGTATCTGCCTTGGCTTCTGTGAAGCCTTTCTTTCGGAATTTTGCCTTTAATACATCTATGTCGAATGCCATCTTATAAACCCCTCGTTAAATTCTTTAACACATTGATAGAAGATTGTGCGTTGTTAAGTGAAGTAGCATTTGCTGATGTTCCATTTGAAGGAACTGTAACAGTCTGATTTGCTTGTCCGCCACTTCTTGTATTTGAATTATTAATACCGTCTCTAACTAAATCTCCTAAGATACCGAACTTACTTTGTTTTGTTTTACTTAAATTCTGTATAGAACCGATACCCGAATTTCCTAAAACGCCTTGAGCCGCTGAATCTCTTATGTTACCCCAATTAATCTTTCTTCCATTGAAGAAAGCATTTACTAATTCGTTTTTAATCGCTCCGCCTAAGTTACTTGACCCATATCTTCCTGTACCACCGTCATATGTATTACCTAAGTTGGCAAAATCTGCTACTTGAGGGTATTGTGTTTCTGGAACAAAAGGATCAGAGAATCTTTCATTTGTTGGAAGAGCCTCTACAAACTGGTGTCTTGATTTTGCTTCTTCAAATTCTGCTTGTGCAATTTCATTCTGTGCATCTAACACATTTGAAAATTGAGCAGGGTCAATATCTTGACCATTGAATTCATTCATAGGTAAACCAGAGAATTTTACTGCATTATTAAGTTTTGTTAACTCATCAAGTTTTTGTTGATTGATAAGTGCTTGTGTTTCAGCAGTTTGATTAGCAAGTGAAGACCTATCAGTATTCTTTGACCAGAAAGGAAGTTCTTGTTCTTCGTTTACTGCACTAAGAACATCACTTGGATCTTTCTTAAACTGTTCTAATAATTCATTAAGTCTATTATTCCATTCATTTGTCCCTGCTTCTGTGTCACGAACTCCTGATTGACTAACTAAAGACTCCAGTATATACGGTTGACCATCTGTCATCCATTTAGGGAATGCTATCTCATCTGCAACTGTTTCGAATGTGACATTTTCTGGTTGTAGATTAAAGTCAATCATCTTTAGTTGAGCATCAGCATAATCACTCGGTGAGAAATTAATAGATGTAACTAAAGGGTTAACTAGTGTAATTTTTTGAATTTTTCCTGTGCCTACTTGGTCATGTACAGTGCCAGTAAAGTCTGTTGAACTTGGTGCACCGTCTAAGTTACCAAAGAAGTGAAATATTACAACTTTTTCAAAATTTTGATGAAATGACTTTCCAGATGTTGGGAACTTTCTACCTTGATTGATATCAGCAAGACTGTTTTCTATGTTTGCCGTATCAGTCGGTATAGAACCGTTCTTAAAAAATCTGTTATAGATATTATTCATTAAGTGAAAAGTATCACCATTGATAGTATCATACATACTAATCGATACTTCACCAAAATCTACACGTGTAGGAATATATGTTCGTTTACCATATCTATCGATTGGTACAGTGGAAGTGGCAATAGATACCCCACCTACTGATTTAACGAATCTGTTATTTGGAAGTGATTGGCCTAAGGCGCCTGAATTAACTGTGTGGAATTCCACATACCACATATCTCCAAATTTTGGAGCTGTAGTAATGGGTCCGACACCGTCGAACCCAAATCTTTTTCTGGCATTACTGCTATCCTGAACTACAATATTGCCTTGCTTATTGTTGCCGCCTTGTTTCTGTGTAGCCATAATAGCCTACCTCAGATTAACCAAGAATACTTGAATTATTAACGAATGTTGTATCAGGCATAATTTCAGTATCAGTGAATACTGCGTTATCGTACTGTAGTGTTAGTGCGATTGTCACAGGATCTGAAACTGAGTAATCTGACTGAGAATAATCTGCATTCTGAACAAAACAACCTTCTAGTTGCCATTGTTCGTTTGGATTGCCTGAGTTACCGTCAAGTATTTCAATTAATGTAGAAAACTTGTAGTTAGTACCTGCCGCCGGACCAGCTTGATTTCTGTGGTTCAACTGTGACTGTACTTGTCTGCCTACTAGTTTAGTTAAATTGTTTGCAATATCATCACGTAGAGTAATTGTGATAGGTTCCCAAGTGTGTTTACCCATCATATACATACGAGAGTTATATGAATCTACAGGAATTGATTCGTGTGTAATCTTTGGACGAGTTACGTTCATAACTTGTCTTGTGAATTCGGTAGTGTTTGTAGCCACTCCACCGAAACCTGCTACTTGAACACGGAAACGATAGTTTAATTTAGGCTGTAGAATACCTGAGCCAGTTACGCCATCGCCGCTGTCTGTAGGTACACCAAAAGTATTTAATGTTCTTGCCATGTTTTTGTCTCCTAAAAAGTTTCGAAACTTTACTTTATATAAGAGTATTTATCTTTTATGTATATAATTAAAGTTGTAGTTAATAAAAAACCCGACATTACTGCCGGGTTTTAAAGATTTTTATTGGTTTTCTTTAGCTTATGCTAAAGATTCGCCTGTATTTCTGATACGTAGTGGGATGTAGATAAATTCTACTGCTTTCACTGGTTGAATTGCAACGTCTACCCATAACTCATTTCTATCGATACGAGCCGGAGTATTGTTTGATTCGTCACAAACAACTAAGAAGTCATATAGACCTCTGTTAGTTACTAGTTCACCACAGAAACGTTCTACTGCATCACGCATGTTATCACGTGTGATTTTGTCATTCTGTTCGAATAAGAAACCACGAGATAATTGATCCAAGTTGAAACGCATATAGTTTACAAGTCTCGCAACATTAATACGGTCAAGTGCTGATGCAAATGCCTGTGCTGTTTTTTGACCATAAACTACTAGACCTTGATTTGGAAGGTCTGCGATTGGATTAACACGTGAAGTGTAAAGTGCATCACGTTGTCCGTTACTTAAACGAACTTGTGCAAATTCACTTTCATCTGTTACGTAACCTACTTTACTTGCATTAGTTACAACACCACGTGTCAAGCCCGCTGGAGCGAACCATGGGAATGATACTTGGTCTGAGAATGCAATAGTACGTAGTGCGATTGCTGATGATGGAATAACAACATCATTACCTGATAAGTCTGTTGAAAGACCATGTGGGTAATAAACGCCTGCATATGATTCTGCTGGAACGTTATCAGTTGCCCATGTTTTCATAGATGTAGAATCTGATTTCAAGTCCATTGGTGTATCACCAATAACGAAAGCAACTTCTTTCTTATCTTTGTTTAGAGCAATCATTTCGTCCATTAGTTCTGGATAACCAGGAGCCGCAATCAAGTTAAAGTAAACTGATTCTGAACGAATACCATCGTTACCTGCGATTGACGCCTGCATAGCTTCCACAACCATATTACGTTGTGCATCTTTACCGAATTTACCTGAGCCATCTAAGTTAGAGCCTGATGCCCATTCCCACTTACCGTTAACATATTTTTTAACATTGTAAGTAGAGTAATCCATGTTCACCATTAACATACCGTCTGGATGCAATTCAGCATTTGCTGTTTTGGCATGTGCAGTACGTGAGTTAATGTTTCCGTTTGCATCATATGGTGCTTCCTCTGAGTAATGAGAGAACACGATACCATTGCTAGATGATTGGTCAGCATTATCTAGTTTAACCCATTTGCCACCGTCCCAACGATAGACATGTGGATAAGGCATAGCATCACTATCAACCCAGATATCACCAGTGTAAAGTGTTGTTGTACCATCTTTACGTTTTGTTGGCATACCTGAACGTAGTTGTAATTCATTGCCCATTAAACCGTCTGTGTCTTCTGACCAAGCATGTTGTTGCCAAGTCTGAACGCCACCTACGTAAGCATTTCTAAGTACTTCAATTTTTAAATCTGCATCAAACCATAGAGTACCTTCTGCTACTGCACCTTTTGGTGTAGATGAAGATGCTTCATATGATAAGTCTGCCCAAACACTATCAATGTTTGTTGATTGAGCAAGTCCCATTGCATTGAAACCAGAAGCAAATACGATGTTTAGTTCTAATCCGTCTGATTTAGTCCATCTGACTTTATCAGCACCGATTTTTTCAACTGAAACGTTAGCCGCATTTAAATTTGTGTTCATTTGCATTTGTACTACAAGAGCATCTAATGTTACCGCAGTAACATTGAACTGTGTGCCTTCAACTGTGAAGTCCGCAGTGATACTTGTAGTATCAGGGATTTGACCTGTTGTGATTGTTGTAGCTACTTTACCAGTATGTCTACGTAACTCAACGAAACCTAATGCTGAGTTATAACGTGCATAGATATCACCTTCATCAATTAATGATGTTCCTGCGATATCGTCTGTAGAATATAGTGGTGCTTGAACTGATGTCCATAAGCCTGTAGTAGAATTATAAACAGCCGCTGATAAATCTAAACCACCGCCTTGTTTTGTAAGTCTAATATAAATTTCGCCACCCGCTAAAGCATTATTATCTGATTTAGTTGTTGGTGCAAAAGCAGACCACTGAAAATCTGATGAACCGGTGTCACCACAGATGACCCAGTTAACACCTACTTTTTCCCAGTAAGTAATTTTTGTTGTTGATGTTACAACGGCGATGTCTCCTGCAGAACCGAATGTGTTTTTCGGTGATGCAAAACCATCAGCATTGATAGCCTCAACATTACCTGTTCCTGGTGTGTCTGTTAAAACTTTAGGTGTAACTGCTTTCCAGTCTGTACCATCATGTTTAAAGATACCAAAGTCAGATGTTGACGTATCGTGCCAATATGTTCCGTTTGTAATTGCGCCAGCTGGTTCTGTTGAAGTCGCTTCTAATTGTGACATGTCCACGTTAGCACGTACAACATAGGCGTTATTTGAAACTCCTAAGTATTGATACGCGGCTAATAGGCCATATTCACTTGTCTCTGCTCCTTGCACAACCGATCCGCCAACTTCATAGAACACAGGTTCGCCGAAAGTTTCAACTAATTCTCGTTGTGAAGAAACAAGATATGCAACACCGGCGTTAGCCTCAAGTGTTCCAGATGCGATTGCTGAACCAGATGCGTCTGTTTTGTTTGTTGCCGTAGCAACGACTAGTAGTGGAAGTGTACCTTGTGTAGCGGCCGCATATTGCGACTCATCACTAACAACAACTGACACGCCCGGTGATACTAATGTAGGCATTCTGTTTCTCCTTAATTATATAAATTGCATTGTAGCAAAATTCTTTTATTGCTACTACTATTTATCGAAAAACACAAAAAAGTGGCTGTTTTTGAATTAACTACGTAGACAATACATCTGTAACTTGGCTATATAGATGCTCCAAGTCTTTAGAATTGTCGAATTCTATGTCAAAGTCCCATCCAGCCCAACTATACTCGCTTTTATGTACGTCTGGATATCTTTTCATAGGATCAAGCATACTTTTTGATTTGCTTTGATTTGATGTACATGCATTGTCCCACCATTCAGGCTTTTCTTTTCGCCATACTACAGTAGTCTTGCCACCTAATCGTTTAATAACATCTAATTCATTGTAAAATCTGCAATCAGAAATGACTACATTTTTGTCTGTTAATTCGACTTGTCTTTCACAAGCCGCTACCCAGATATCTGGGTGAAAATGTGTTCTGAACACATCTGTACCTACATGTTGTAAGGCCCATCTTGGTGTGAAGTTAGGAATACCTAATCTTTTTGCCCACCATTCATCTACTTGTTCTCTGAATACTCTACTCTCTGATGTATTACCTTCTAAAAGAATTCTGTCCCATCCAAATATATTTGCACATGCATCTTTTAGAACTCCTGCAAAACTTATTCGTTGAAAGCCGTTCTCAATTAAGTGACCTGCGACCGTGTCTTTTCCATGACCTATTAGCCCACAGATACCTATAATTTTTTTCATATAATCCTCAAAAGAATGTTATACAGTATTATCGTTACAGATAAACCGGCTATAACACTACACCAAAATCCTATCTTTGTAACTAGTAACCCAAATATAACAAAAAATACGAGACTTGTCAAGACAAAATATGTAGTTTCGAAACTAAACTTTGCAAAAGTCTCTGCATCAATACCTGAATACCACATAAAAATCATTGCAAGAAAGGCAGTAAAAGGTATACCCATTAAAAAAGCCGCCATTGTGACACTTCGTTGCGCCATCATACTGACTGTTGCTATTACTATTCCTGATATTAATGCTTTTAAAAAGAATTCCATACTTCTCTTATTCCTAAATTTTCTATCATTGTATTTACCTTATTATCGTTTTCTTTTTCTTTGTCTATAATTTGGTCGAGAGTGTATGAGTGTTCTGTTGGTTGGTTTATAAAATCTAGTAAGTAGTCTAATCGTTCATGTCCTTCAAACTCTGATTTTAATAAATGTGAAAGTTTTTGTTTTGTATCTTTATCTAAATGCTTTAATGACATATGCTCTGGCCAATCTAATAAATCAAATCCAGGCATTTTGTTAAACTTCTTAAATGAATATTCAACTATATCTTTCATTAAATGAATATTAAAGACGTTTGCTACTGTATGCATACCTAACTCTATATTATCAGTTTTATGCTCTATAAAGTGATTTACGGTGTTGTCAATAGTACTCCACTTATGCGGAGGTCTAAGTATTTCGTTTGCTTCACCGATTGCATCGATACTAAATGTAATCCTCACTCCTTTTAGTTGAGACCACAAGTCAAATATTTCTTGTTTTGGTATTATAGTTCCATTAGTATGATAGTACAATCTTACATTTTCTGGTTTATCTGATTTGTTTATGATTTGTTTTAAAAAGTTTGCATGTTTCTTATCTAACAAAGGCTCACCACCAACAAATTTAACAAATTCTAATTTAGATAAATCAGTATCATAATATTCTAAGTCAAATGAATCTACAGAAACATCTACTGATATTCCTGGATTGTTTATCAATCTCCATTTACTACTAAAGTTGTCATTGCACATTCTACATGACAAATTACAATGTGTTGATAATGCAGTTTCTATGTATCTTATCTTTGGTTCTTGACCTATAAATTTATCAAAATCTTTAAATCGTTGCCTAAAAGATTCTATACCACTGTCTTCTGCATGCCAACATTTATTACACATTGAAAGTTTTTCACCTTTCAACATCTTGTCTCTTATGTCATTAAAAAATTTAGAATTGAATGCGTTGTTTAACCCATCTGATAATTTGGGTACTTCGTCAATGTTTGGTATATTATTTTCTTCTACAAAACAACAAGGTAGAACAGTACCGTCTACTTTAAGTCTAGCATGAGACCATAATAATGAACAAGCAGTGTTAGGTAAATTATCCAATTACAAATCCAAGTGGAGCAGAACCATCAACATAAGTTTGTAGTTCACTTTCCAACTTGTCAATTAAAACATCTGCTTCTGATTTCATTTCTGCACCATTCAATGATACCCCGCCTTGAGCACCAGGTAATGATGAGAATTTACTTCTTGCTTCACCTAACATCTTTTTACAATATGCTAAAGTATAATCTCTCATCCATGATTTAAGATATGGGTCTTCAAGTAATTGTTCTTCTGGTCTTTCTAAGTGAACATGAATTAGAACCATTTCATCGGCTCTCATTCTTCGTAGTAGTTTTAATTTTTTTGTACTTGGATTCCAAATGAATTGGATATCAGTAGCGGCTACTCTGTTTAATGCTTCACGATATTGTGCAAATGCATCAAAAGTTGCGATACCACCAATGTGATTGTTTAAGAAAAAGTATGAGTTAGCATATGCTAATTCAAATGGATCCATATCAACGCCTCCAGAGATACCATGTCCAAATGAACGATGCCAAACTTGTTTGACTTCTGTAATCTCTGCTGGTAGA